CTTAAATCCAGATCCAACCCATTCATACCTATTGATAGGCATATCAGGGATTCCTGTAGCAGTAGTTCTTGTTTGGTAACGTAAACCAGTTTCTTTACGCTCACCTAATGTAAACTTACCTCTAGCTGCTTCTACTGTTTGTATATCATGAACAGTTCTGCGTCTCTGTCCAAATACTATGGAACCGTAATCTTCCTCTCCCTCGCTGAAAGGTTCTGTAATGCTGCCGCTATCTGGAGTTGGAAATGGTTCTACACCTGTACCCAGAAGCGCTTTTTGGTTTTGTAGATAACCCTCATGTAAGGGTTCTATAGTTCCATAATCATCATCTGATAATAGTAGATCAGAATCGGTATTATAAGATGCGTTAAATGTTTCTACCGCCGCACCATCAAATGTAGCTCCACCTGAACCCAACCAGAACGCGGAACTGCGTTCCATACCGCCTTCCATCTCGAATATGGTTCCTGAACCAATCCAGATACGTTTGAGTGACTGCCCAGCGATACCAGACGCTGCGATATTACCAGAACCAAGATAACTCGTTCTAGCAAACGCTTCGTTCGTTGTAGAAGTCATAGACGCAACAGCGCCCATAGGTGAAATACTTTGATTTACAATCTCTCCTCTATCCCCATCAATATCACTTTCTGCTAAGAGAGGAGTATTTGCTAATAAATTTGTTGGTGTTGCTGTAAGACTTCCGTAATCTGCTGTAGTTCCAGACGCAGAAATTTCACCTAAGTTTTCTGTCTCAAACGTTAGGTCTAGATCTGTATTCGTATCAGCATATACGTAGTTCGCCATACAGTATCAAAAAAATAGGGGGACTATAAACAAGTCCCCCACTGAATTTATGATATAAAGAAAAGTCAAATATCAGTCGAGACTGATGTTTAGAGTAACTTTAATTTGGTCACCGTTGTTTTGAATTGGGTATGGACCATTTGTAAATCTTTCAGCGAACATGATGCTGCTGTAAAGAGTTAGGTTACCAGTTCCATCAAGAGAAGGTGTAGTCTCAAATGTAGTACTTGAAGGAGTACTAAAGATAGTGTATGTATTTTCTGTAGATGTAGTATTAGAAGTACCACGAGCGATGTAAATTACATCTCCTGCTTGCAAGTCATGTGCTGCAGTTGTAGTAACTACTGTATAATCTAGAGTGATTGAAGGGTCAGTCGCTGCCTGAATGTTATCAGTAAGAAGAACAGCAACGTTACTTGAATCGCAGAGATAGATTCTACGAGTTGAACGATCAATACCACCAACTTTTGTACCTGCTGGAACAGCACTGTTACCACCAACTACTTGACCAAGAGTAACATTGTCCATAATAGCTGCAGTGTTAGGCAAGGTGATGTAGTCTTGTCCGATAACACCGATACATGGATCAGAGTTAGAACCCTTGTTAAGAGAAGCAGCAGCAGCACCAGAAGCAGCATCAACAACACCATGTATTGCAACAGGCATGTTGTTTGCTCTTACAATGTAGTAACCATAGATATTACCAGCGGCACTAGTGAAGGTAAATGTTTGCTCAGGATATGTAGCAGTAGTTACAACGTTAGCAGAAGAGTCTTGGTTAATTTTCCAGCGAGCACCGTTTAGGAGAATACCATAAGCATTTGTGTAGTCGTAGCGAGCTTCAGTTCTGTTATTGGTTGCTGTAGGGTAACCAGTAGATCCTGCAGTACCATATGTGTTAGTATTACCATTAGCGTATGGTTCATAGTATGCAGTAGTTGAAGGTACATCGCCTTCAGCTGGTGTTGTGTCGCTGCTATACAGCTTAAGAATCAGGTCACGAGGGGCATTATCCTCACGATCAAGAACGTGATTGTTGTTATTAATTAGATAACGAAGCGACTCAAGTTCGCCAATATTAGGTACTAGCAGTGCCATTTAACTTAACTCCAATGTTTGTGTTGTGCTTGCTTACGTTTATTTATAAATGTTTCAACCGTAAATTATTTATCATAACAAGACTTTCAGACCAAGCATAAATCTTCTGATGCTCGTCACGCCTTGTACTTTGAATCTGAGGATATCTCCTGCAACCAAAGTTTTGTCCCACTGAGTGAGATTATCGTTAGTTCCCTTTAGGTTTCCTCCAGCAATAGTAGGAAAGTCTGTACCACAAATGGAAGAAAATCCAGTTGGATAATCAGTAAAACTACATTTCTCAACATCTACCCTGAGAAATCCATTTACATCACCAACGATAGTCCATGTATCAATTTGTCCTGTAACATCTATGGTTAATTCACCTTTGGTACCAGCACCCATATCGAAAGATCCACTACTATGAACAAAATTAATTGTTCTTGTTAGGTCTGCAGTTGTTGCTAAGGCAACAATAAAAACCTTATCTCCTACGGAAGGAGGAGTAGTAAAAGCGATTTGACTATTGGTTACAGCATAGTCAACACCTGGGTGTTGGACTGCACCGTTTACAGAAACAATGATTTGACTTGAGTCAGTTGGAACATATGCCTCGTTATTACTTGTTAAATTAAAAACAGTTTGAGAATTGTTAAACTGACTTGTAAAGTCATCCAGAACAATATTATTATTCTGAAGATACTTTGCAGGTATATCATAAGTAACCCCCACCGCATATTTTTTCTGCGCTGGAGTAATTACATTGTAATTAGAATTCTGTACACTAACGTTATACGTAGGCATCAGGATACTCCTGGGGTTACCTCTATTATACCTTCAATAACTCTTGACTTAGTTCCAGATGGAGCAGTCAAAAGAATATCATAAACATATCTTCGGGCTTCTAATGCTGCTGTTGTTGCATTTGCTAAAGATATTGATAAAGCACCATTATATCTATCTGGGTAATCGACAACAAAGTCGGTTGCAGTAGATGATGAGTAACTTCTCTTCAACTTTGCAACAGCGGTATATCCAGTAAGATTCAAAGGAGTAGTGTTCGCTTCGTTCTGGATATTGAACGTTGCAGAGAAATCTGTCCCCTTCTCACAAATCAAATTAATTGGTATTGCCGCCATCAGCCTAAAATAAAACCCCTCACTATTTAGCGAGGGGAATGTTCAATCACTCAACGCTACTTGGTGCTTCCCCTTCTGGAGGATGTTCGTGATCTTTGTTTTGTTCTTCTAGTAGACCTAGAGTTTCTAGACCACCTACTAGTTTTGTACGATACTCATTGAGTCGTACTAGTTCTTCTTTCACTTTTGTGATTTTAGCATCAGCGTCTTTGAGTTGCGCTTCAAATTCGCCTTTTAGTTTTGCTGTATCTGTGCAGGACATAATAATTCATGAATTGTCTGACTTATTTATTATAGCACGTAAAAGCAATCTTAGCTCAGTTATTTCAGTTTTTAAACTTTGAAGTTCGTTATCCTGTAACTGCTGTCTAACTCTAGACGCTCTTATTTGCTCAAACGCTTTCTTATCTTTATTGATAATAGCATTCGTTGTTGGGTCTCTATACAGACCATCTTCGCCTTCAACTTGATACATTAGAAACTCGCTACTGCTCTTAGGTCTTGTACCTTAGGTACGTATGCTGGATTATCAGACTCCATAATAATTTTCACTGCGAATGATGTAAATTCTGGTAGATTACTTACACTGAATGGTAGTTCTTGATAAGAATCTTGTTTTTCAAAGAGACCTGAGATCTCATTCTCTGCAGATGCTTCAATATCAATATCTGGTACACCAGTAATGTTAAAGAATGCCCACTCAATATCATCAAAGTTTTGTTCACTAGAAGATTCTTTGATCTTATAGAGAACTTTAATATTAGAAACCTCTCTAATATTTGCTGTTAGTTTTACATCAATAGTTGTTCCTGGATTTTCTAAAGATATTTCTTTTGTTACGTACTTAGAAATACCAGATGTATTTTTAGATCTGTTCTCAGGAACAAACTCAACACCAGCACTGTAATCAACGTTTTTGATAATCCACCAGTCATTTGTATTTGCTGCTTGATTTACAAACTGAACTGCATCTCCTACACGGAAGATATCAGGTAACTGATTTGTAGGTGTTGCATTTCTAGTAAATGCAGACCCACCTGTTACAGCAGCAGTAAAGTTACCATCAATTGCTTCTTTATCATTGAATACAGTTAATATTTGAGACTGTGCATCCCAGTCAACAATGTTACCACTAATTTTATCAAGATATAATTCATCATCAGCGATAGAAGAACTTTGTGATAAGTTATATGCATTCAATGTAGTATTGATACTAAAGTCTGGTTTTATTTCAGTCGCTCCAGAATTTGTAATTGTAACACCAGTTAGACTAGTCTGAGAAGAGAAAGTCAATGCTTCAGATGCTTTAAACTGTCCACTGTTTCTTAATTGTACAGTTACAGTATTAGTAGATGTATCCCATGCTAAAACTTTACCACTTCCACCTTTTAAACCAGCAACCTCAGATGTATTAGTATTAGTAGTAGAGTCTATTGTTTGACCTACATCTATATCAGTACCACTGTTACCAGTAATAGCAAACTGATAGATTTTATAGAACTCAAGAAGTTGGTTCTGTCTACCATACCTATTTTCAGTTCCTTTAGCAGATTCAATTCTATTACTAATAGTTTTAACAGAACTAGTTCTTAAATCAATAACTGGAGATAGATTAGATACTTCAGATGATAAATCAAGTTTGTATTCTAATGAATTAGGTAAACCATTATAAAGTTCATTTACACGAGAAGCAATTACTTTCTGATTAATAAAGAAGTGTTCTTGCTTAATGAAAGTTTTCTCATAATTGCTTTGAGAATATGAATTATAATTTACAGGTCCATTATCTACTGGAATAATATCAGTTGTTTTAACAGAAGAATCAATTTTAGTTTCCTTGAATGAAAGGTAACCAATATCAGCATATAGTTTTTCAAATTTTCTGTTGTTAGAAATTAAACCTACAGCACCACCACCAATGTCGTTAGAACTTGCTTCGGTAGGTGATACAATATTAAAACTATCAACACCAACGTTTTCTACTTTGAATAGATTAGTATTAATTGTAGATCCTGCAACACCTCCAGTAGATTCTACACCTTTGAAGAACACGTAAGAATTACCACCTTCTTCAAAACCATGATCTCTATGATGAACACGTACATACTTATTATTACCTCTAAACTTCTTCAATGTAGCACTACTAAATGCCTCACTACTTGTAGAAATAGGATCTAAACTCATTGTTTCAAATCCAAGTTGCTTATTTGTTAATAGTACACTAGCAGTTCTAGAATTATCAAACTCTGCACGCATTAAAGTAAACTTAATATCTTCTCTGAGATCTTCTGTCCAACTCTCTACATTTTGAGATCTGAATACAGATCCAAGACCAGATATAGGAGTAACAGTTCCAGATCCAGAAGATGCACCAACTTCAGATGCCCAAACTTCATACTCAGTAGAATCAGTCTCTATAACAAATGCATATTCAGAATCGTTTTGTAGATATACTGGATATTCAAAATTAAATACAGTTCCTATACTTCCTTGTACATCTGTAGAAAGGTCTGTAGCAATACCCATAGTCACACCAGGACTATCCATATCAACAACACTTTGAATAGAAGCACCTGCATTTCCTGAACCAGTACCATTGATTACGATAGATGGAGCACTAGTATATCCAGAACCAGAAATTGATACTTCTGAGTTGTAAATTTTACCACCAGAAACACCTAGACTACCAGTAGCAGTTGTACCACCTGGTAATTGAGGACTCTCAATAACCATTGAAGCAGTATCATAATTTGTACCAGTTGCTAGAACTTTAAGATCAACCAACTTACCAGAATCCTTAGCAATGGTAAGAGAAACAGTAGTATTGTTTGTATTATTTGCTAAGGTCAAAGATGGTACAGTCAGTGTTTCACCAGCACTAAATGACTGACCATTATTATTAGAAAGAACTAATGTATAAACTTGATCTGCAGAAAGAGGAATCTTATCTGCTGATCCTGCTAGTACTTCT